CGTCCCCCGCTTCGAGTTCATCAACTATTGCACCTATTCCGGCCTGATCTACGCCCACCCTATCAAGTAATCCAGAAGCGTCTATCCGTCTGATAATATTACCAAGCTCCTGTATGTCCTGTCCTATTTCATCGACAATGGTTAAATCGCCCGCCTTCTCAAAATCTCTATATTTTGACACTTCGGACTTTCTACGGTCAAGAGCTATCGGATTGCACCAGGCATGGACATAGAGAAGCCAGTTACCGTTCTCAGCATCACGGCCAAGAACAGACAAACCCAAAAGGTCATCAAGGCCGCCACCGTCTATGCCAACTTCTATAACTTCCGAACGTACAAGGATTGTCTCAAGGGTTACTTTCCCGGCTGCATCCTCCCAGAAGTCAGCACCGGCCCAACGCTGAGACTTCAAGGAAAGGCCCATTTCAATATTCAGATGCTTGGCAAGAAAGCCCTGCATCGATTCATGGCCCGCCTCTTCCGCCTTCTTAAACTCGCGGGTGATAAAGGCTTCATCGACGGACGCGCCCAGGTTCGGGTTCGTGACGAACCAGTATTTCGGGTCCATGTAGGCCTTGTCTTTCAGGATTGATTGAGGATATTCGTAGAGGATCGGGAGGAAAGTATTATCTTCAATACGGCCATCACGGACACCACGAGCATAGTCGAGTTTTTGCTTGAATATTCCGGCGGGGGCTTCATCGCTCTGTGTGGTGAGCCAGATAACAAAACCTTCGGGGCGGGACGCGAGGCCGCCGCAGGCTTCGCGGAGCATGTTTTCTGCGTTGTTGCGCTTACCGAATATCCACGCCTCATCGCAAAGAATACCCGTTGCTTTCTTTCCTCCGACCGTTTCGTTATCCGCCGCCACAATTTTCAAGGTCGCGCCAGTAGTGCGATGGGTTATTTGCCTTATGTGATCTTGGACGTGCAATAAATCGGAAAGCTCATCGTCAACCTTAATCATGTCTCGGGCCGGATTAAATGAGTTCATCGCGATTTCAACCGTAGGGCTTAGTATGAGAAATTCTGCTGAGTCGCGCCAATTTCTGATTAGACAAACCAGCATAAGGGCGGCTGCGAGGGAACTTTTCGAATTCTTCTTTGCTACAGATAGAAAATATTCAGAAATTAACCGCCTTCCAGATTCGGCATTATATGAACCAAAAATAGACCGCACCAGATCGAATATCCATGGTCTGCCGGCTTCGGCCCATGTAGGCCGGTTCAGCACGTCAACAAGCCTCAATTCCTTGAAAATGGCAAGACCCGCTTCCGCCTCTTCTGGAAATATGGGAGGCGGCGTCAAGGACTCCCCTTTCATAATTCTGCTTTCCCAATCCAAGCAAGATGTACTATGATTTGTCATTGCGTTTTTCCCTTGGCGTAGGCTGGAATGAATGCAGTTCTCTTTTTGCCTTCAAATAGGCATTTCTCGCTTCCTGTAGATCATCAAAATAGCCCAGTCCGATCTTTTTATAATTCACACAGATATACGCTTCCCATTTTTGGTAACTATTCAGCCATGATACGCCCGTTGCTCCGCTCTTATTGGTTTTTCTCAAGGACGTGTTTTGGCTGTTTTGAGCGGGAGTAGCTTCTCTGAGATTGGCGATTCTATTGTTGCGCGGGTTTCCGTCTATGTGGTCGATCTCCCCCTTCGGCAGTTCTCCGTTGACATAAAACCACGCCAGCCTATGAGCATAATCAGTATAACTGTCAATCATTATGCGGAGATATCCGTTGCCGTTATTTCTTCCCGCCTTCGTGCCCTTGGGAGAACGGTTACTTGTGGTGATCCTCCTGATAAAAATGCCCGTTTCAGGGTTGTAATCCAAAAGTTCCTTTAAACGTTCGAGGGTAATAATTGGTGCTGGCTCTTTCTTTTTAACCGTGCCGCTTTTGTAGTGTTCGGCGTTATGTTTAGTGCGACAAATTTTGCAAACTGAGCGCACTCCGTAAAGACCTATTTTTTGTGCGTGGAAAAACTCAGTGGTTGCCGGTTTCTCTTCTCCGCACTTTGTACACTTTTTTGTAATTTGACTGTCAGAATTGATTGATGGTATTATGTTTGTAGCCATGATTGCATATCCTCCAGATATGTATTTTTGGTCAGAGACGGGCAGGAAGTTCGCGCTTCCTCTCGTCTCGTTATTTATAACATAATTATTCATACAATTCAACCTATATTATTGATATGTTTCATTATTTTACCATCTTCAACGGTGCTACTCCCGGTGCAAATTTACCCGCTCCCGCTTGTTTAGCCTTATCTTCCCTATCTTTCTTCTTGCCTTTATCTTTACCTTCACCAGCTCGCACATGAACATAAGGAGCGGCCAAAGAAGCGGCCCTCAACCGTGTTTCTTTGTCAACCCCCGCGTCATTCATCAGCCTCAGCATAAAATCCAAGGGCAGCAATTCTTCAACCAGCTTGCCTTCATTCTCACCTCCTGTCTCGTAGGTTTTCGCCAGTTCCGCCGCCAGCTTCTGCATTTGCTGCTTTTCAGCTTCGGTTGGTTTCTTCCCCTGCGCGGCCCGTTCAAGCATCCCCTTGTAAAAGACCGCCAGCTCTTCAGCCTTCGACACAAACGGGAAAGCCGCCACCTTTACGGGGGGCTTTTTTATCGTTCCTTTGGGTCGCCCTGCGCCGGGCCTATAGCCTCCCCTCATGGCTGTATCCTCCCCCTGTAGTCAGGCACTCCATTTTTAAGATAGCCATGACCGTTAGGGCTTTTTTGTTTTCTTGCTATCCATATCTTTTTCATGTTTTCCCTTATTTCATCAGTCCTTTTAAGCCCCCTATGCGCTTTTCCGCTGGCAGCGCAACGTTCCGGTGGAAGCCTGCGACCAGTTAACGCTTTGCTAATCATGGCCTTTTGTTCTTCGGTTATTGTCCTGCCCTTTAGTGCATTTCTTATTTTTTCATTATGTTCAGCGGAATGCGGACCGCGTTTCTTGCCCATTTGAGCCGCCGTTATTTTTGCCCTCGATTCGGCGGAATGCTTCATTCCCTTGAAGGGAACATTTCCCGTTCTCTGAATATACATTTTTTGTGCTTTGCTAATCTTCTCCCTTGTTTCTTTGGTAGGACTGAACCCTACAGTTCCTTCCCCACCGTCCGTCAAGTTATATCCAAAGGGAAATTTGGTATTTAACCCTTTTATAAATTCGCATTCCTTCTTGTCCGCTTCATCTTTTGATAAGCATAAACACATGACCTCCCACACAAAAACATCAGGCCCATATTTTCTTATGGCATTGTGGAAATAGTATGGTGATCCTGCCAACGCTTTTCTTACGTGGTCCCCCTTTCTGCGTTTCAATAACCCCGCCGTCTGACCAACGTAAACCTTACCGTTTATCTGATTCGTCACCTTGTAAATTATGAACCTTCTTTTCTCTGTTCCAATAGGGACTGTGACACTTTGGACACACTCGAACGGCTCCTGCATTTTTGCTTGCCCATTCATGGTTGCACCTCTTGCACTTCAAGATTTTTATTGTCATATTTGTACTCATTTCTTGACTGCAAGTATATCATTGATAGTAACATATTGTCAAGCATTATTTCTCCTTTTTAAGAACTGAAAACTCATGCCCGCACTTCGGACAAAGAATAATACTTGGCTTTTCTGGTCCCGCATCCTTCTCTTTGGTTTCGCCCGTTGGTAAGTCGCCCCAGGCTTTCGGTATGTCCACGCCAAAATCGACAAGCGGCAAATCTCCCCATGCATTAGCCAGTGCGTCCATATCCCATTCACCAAAAGAAGCGTTATCTTTCAAGATGAACTCTCGTTTCTGTTCAAGTGTGAGCCCTGATACGATTTTTACAAGACACTCTTTCTCGCCTATTTTCTTCATAGCGCGATACCGCATGTTTCCACCGAGACAGGTCATCTGCTCATCAACAACAATCTCCCTGAGTTGAAGCATTTCAGGAAACTCCTTGAGCGATTTCACTAATAATTCCATATCTTTCTTTGATATTGAACGCGGATTATCGGGATTCAATTTGATTTCGCTTAGATTTACTTTTTTCGTTGTAATTTTCAATTTTTACCGTCCTTTTGATTAATTTTTAAAAATCATAAAAACCAAAAATAATCTGTGCGTGAG